TCTCGGCAATCTCCAGCGTTCGACGCTGCGCATGAAGCACAACCGAGGCGACTATTGGGGCGCTGCATCGGAGTTCATGAAATGGACAAAAGCCGCAGGAAAGGTTCTGCCCGGTCTGGTAAGTCGAAGGCAGGACGAAGCAAGGATGTATCTATCCCCGTAATCCAGATGTATGACGGGGTTTGGTATCGAGTCAAAGGGTATACCTTCACCGAGTGCTGCGATTGCGCCTTGACTCACAAGGAGCAGTATCGGCTCGTTGATGGGCATTTGGAATGGACAGCGGTGCGCGATGACGAGCGTACCGAAGAACGCCGAAAGGAACTCGGCATCAAAGTAACCAGAAAGAGGTGATGCTGTGGTAGCCCCAAAGGCGACTGATGATCAGATCATTGAGGCATTGCGCAGACACAAAGGCGTTCGCGCGAATGCAGCCAACGAGCTCGGGCTAAATACCCGAACGATGCTGAAGCGTCTGGCTCGAATGGAAAAGAACGGTTACGAGATTCCAAGGTCGACGTACCAGCCGGGTCGGCAGATCCCGAACGAAGAAGCATTTGAGTTCACGCCGATACCGGACGATGACGTATCCATCGAGGAGCTCATCGAGCAGCGCAAGCGCAAGTTCGCTCATAAGCGCGAGCACGAGGAAGCGAGCAAGCTCATCCCGATTCGCATCAAGATACCGGGGCCGATTGGCCTGCTGCATTTCGGCGACCCGCACGTTGACGATGACGGCACCGACATCGAGGCGCTCGAGCGTCACACCGATCTTTGTCGCAAGGTTGAAGGGCTGTTCGCCTGCAATGTCGGCGACACCACGAATAACTGGGTTGGCCGTTTAGCAAGGCTTTACGGTGAGCAGGCGACATCTGCCGCGCAGGCGTGGAAACTAGCAGAGTGGTTTGTCGATCGCTGCCGCTGGCTCTATATGCTCGGCGGGAATCACGACGCATGGTCTGGATCTGGAGACCCGCTTAAGTGGATCGCAAGACAGCAAAACACTATGTACAAATCCAGCGAGGCGCGCATCGCCTTGAAGTTTCCGAATGGCGCAGAGGTGCGTGTGAATGCTCGCCACGATCACGCAGGCTCGTCGATCTGGAACCCGGCTCACGGGCCGATGAAAGCCGCGATGCTCGGCACTCGAGATCACATCTACGTCGCAGGCCATAAGCACGAAAGCGCCTACTCGGTACTGAAAGATCCGATTAACGGGATCACGATGCACCTTCTGAAGGTTGCCAGCTATAAGGTTTACGATCGATTCGCGAAAGAAAAAGGCTTCCGCGATAACGCGCTTTCGCCTTGTGCGGTCACGACGATCAATCCGTTACTGCCGTCAAGACATCCAGACATGATCAAGATTTTCTGGGAGCCAGAGGAAGGCGCGGAGTATCTGACATGGTTACGGAACCGATGAGTCTGATTCTGCTGTCGTTCCTCTGCTGCCTCGTGGTAACAGATGGAGTGCTGACGCATGAGATTTTGCGCCGCGGCGGCCGAGAGCTAAACCCCATCATGCGCAAACTATTTGAGAAGGTCGGCGTGGTTGAGGGGCTGGTTTTGTCTCGAATGATGCTCGTGATGTTTTTTGTTGCTGCGCTTCCGACGATGCCCGTGATCGGCTGGTTTGCGCTGAATGTGTTCTATGCGTTTGTGATTGCTCACAACGCCAAACAACTGATGGGTGATTGATGCCGAGTATGGTTGCTGTGATGCGCGCCCGGGTCGCTCGGGTGCTGTTCCGATCTCGCGCCTACAAGCGAGCCCTAATCGATGGCAAGACGAATCAGTTATCGCAAGACGGGCAAATCATTCTCGCCCATCTGAAGCGATTCTCCCGCTACGGGAAACCGCCTGTCGCTGTGGACAAGTCCGGTGCGACAATCTACAAGAGGAATTCATCGATGAGTGACGATCAAGGGTCTGCGGAAGCAGGCAACCCGACTGCTCCGGCAGCGGCTCCCGCGTGGTACGCGCCGGAAGGGATCGACCAAGGCACAGCTAGTCAACTGGGTGAACTAGTTAAAGCCAAAGGATGGAAAGGGCCGGCTGATGCCCTGCTCTCCTATCAGAACCTCGAGAAGGTATTCGGCGCTGACAAGGCCGGTCGCACCATTCTCGCCCCCAAGTCGGATGACGACGCAGAGGGTTGGGCTGCTGTCTATAACCGCCTAGGACGCCCAGAGAGCGCCGATAAGTACGAGCTGCCAGTACCGGAAGGGGATGACGGTTCGTTCGCACAGGCGGTCGCTCCGGTGCTTCACGATCTGGGGCTGACTAACAAGCAAGCCAAGGGTCTCGCCGAGTGGTGGAATGAAACGTCCACGCAGCGGATAGAGATGGAGCGTGAGGCTTTCCTGAACAAGTCTGAGGAGGATTTCTCAGCATTGCGTCGGGAATGGGGTGCCGCGGCTGACCAGAACATTGAGCTCGCCAAACGTGCTGTCGGCAAGTTCGGTGCAGACGCTGGGCTGGACGCTGACGGGCTCGAGCGATTGGAGCAGGCGATCGGCACCGGCCCGATGATCAAGCTGTTCCATGCGATCGGTGCATCGTTCGCTGAGGGGTCGTTCGTGGCATCGGAGGCGGCATCAGGTGGTGCGCTGACTCCGCAGGCTGCCAAGAACAAGATCGCTGGAATGTTCGCGGATCAGGAGTTCATGGGTCGCTACATGAACCGTGACGAGAAGATCCGTCAGGGTGCGATTGAGGAGATGATGCGATTGCAGCGAATGGCTAACCCAGAGCTGTTTACAGAGTAGTTGCTAGTGTGATACGCGCGAGGTACTATCCTCGGCGTAAATCTCCTGTGAGAGCTAGCTGTTAGGCCCGGGAGCGATCTCGGGCCTTTTTTTAGCTAGCAGGATAGGGTAAGCCGTGAGGCCCCAACTGACAGTCGGAAAGACGACCGATCGGTGAGAGCGTATCTCGCAAGGATTCTGGCCCCGGTAACGGACAAGCCATCCGAGAACACTACATATTTAGTTTTTTTGGAGGGCTATCATGGCCGACAATATTGCATCAGTTTATGCCGTCCAATACGGCACTAACATCTCGCTGCTGTTGCAGCAAAAGGGCTCCAAGCTGCGCACCGCTGTGCAGACTGGTTCGTACAAGGGCAAGCAGTCTGAAGTCGTCACGCAGTACGGTGCTACCGCTGCTCGTGCGGTTTCGACCCGTTACACTCCGATCGTCCCGGTTAACACCCCGAACAATCGTCGTTGGGTTTTCCCGGAAGATTATGATTGGGCTGACCTGATCGACAACTTCGACAAGCTCCGTCTCCTCGCCGACCCGCAGTCTGCCTATGCGCAGAACGGTCTCTACGCGATGGGCCGTGCGATGGACGATGTGATCATCAACGGTATGCTCGGCGACAACAAGACGGGCGAAGCTGGCGGCACGACCACGGGCTTTGACACGACGAACCAGCGCGTTGCTGTGAACTACGCTGCCTCTGGCAACGTGGGCCTCACGGTCGACAAGCTGCGTGAAGCGCGTCGCATCCTGATGGAGAACGAGGTTGATCTCGACGCGGAGCCGGTGTATTGCGCCATCTCTGCCGAGCAGCACGACGATCTCTTGGGCCAGATCCAAGTGGTCTCGAGCGACTTCAACGGCGACACCCCGGTGATGAAGGATGGAAAAGTGATGCAGTTCCTTGGCATCAACTTCATCCACACCGAGCGTTTGCCGACGACCTCGAGCAATCGTCGCTGCCCTGTGTGGGTGCCGTCGGGCGTTCACCTCGGTATGTGGAATGACATCATGTCTGATATCACGCAGCGTCGTGACCTCTCCTCGCACCCGTATCAGGTTTACCTGATGGGTACCTTCGGTGCCACTCGCACCGAGGAGAAGAAGGTCGTTGACATCCTCTGCGCGGAATAAGGGAGTAAACGAAAATGGCAGTTGTAGCAGTTAAGTCAACCCTTATCACTAACGCAGACGCGACCCCGGTTGTTCTCAATAGCCCCCGTGTTGACGGCGCTTTTGAGCACATCGAAGTTGCAACGGCGGCTATCACCGATACCGACAGCATTGGTTCGACGTACCGTATGTTCCGCGTTCCCTCGAATGCGGTCATGACGGATCTTCGAATCTACTCGCCGGACATCGGAACCACGACGATCTCCGACATTGGCCTGTATCGCACGGCCAAGGACGGCGGCGCTGTGGTCGATGCTGACTTCTTCGCCTCGGCTCTGTCCCTCAAGGATGGCGCGCTGAACGGCGTGGATGTGCTGCACGAGTCGGCTGTGTTCTCGATCGCGAACAGCGGCAAGGAGTTGTGGGACGCCCTCGGCCTCACCTCTGACCCGTCGGTGTTCTACGATGTGGCTTTCACGCTGACCGCCGCGGCTGACGCGACCGGCACCGTGAAGCTGATCGGTCGTTACACGGCGTAAGAAACAAGGGCGGGTCGGGCAACCGGCTCGCCCTTTTCTCCTAGGAGAGAATCATGGCAGAGCGTTTTTACGGTATTGATCGTGGCGAACAAGGCGTTCGCAACGTGACCGAAGGTGCGTCCTCAACGGCGACCACGGACGTTGAGCTGCGCGTGGATCTGGCTGCAAATATGCAGAAGGATGAAGTCCTGTTCGCGATCGATACGATCAAGCAGGCAATCATTCAAGATATTTGGCCGCCGGCTTAACGGTCTCGGGGTCTCCCGATGGCCGCTAGCAATGTAGCAATCGCAAACCTCGCGCTGACGAAGCTCGGGGATTTGCGCATTTTGAATCTCACGGACAACACCAAGCCTGCCCGTGAGGTGAATGCCGTGTTCGATATGACACGGGATTATCTCCAGCGCCGATTCTCATGGCGCTTTTGCATCAAGAGAGCAAACCTCGCTGCGGATACCACAGTCCCACTTTGGGACTGGGCCTATCAATATCCGCTGCCCACCGACTGTATGCGCATCCTGCAAGTCGGCCAATGGTATCCGTCGCCGGATCTATCGGATCTGATATCAACTGGTGGGCAGGAATATGTGGTCGAGGGCAAGTACATTCTCTCGAATCAGGCTGGCCCATTGAAGCTGCGCTATCTGTCTCGGGTAACTGACCCGGTGCAGTTCGATGCGGCGTTTGATATGGCTTTCTCCGCATACCTTGCGTACATTCTCGCCGAGCCTTTGACGGCTAGCGCGGAGCAGAAGCAGATGGCCTATAACGATTATCGTAATGCGATAAAGGATGCCGTCATCGCTAACGCAATCGAAAACCCACCGGAGTCTCTCGCAGACCAGACTTGGATCTTGGCGAGGCTGTAAAGCATGGCAAAGGTTTCGCCTGCGATCTCGAATTTCAACGGCGGCGAGGTCGGCCCCCTCCTATCTGGTCGCGTCGATTTCGAGAAGTATTCAAGTTCCTGCTACAAGATGGAGCGTTTCGTCCCAACTGTGCAGGGGCCGGCCAAGCGAATGCCGGGTACGCGGTTCGTCCTACCGACGAAGTATCAGAACAAGAAGTCCTATCTCAAGCGTTTTGAGTTCTCGTTCGATCAAGCCTATGTGCTCGAGTTCGGCGACCAATACGTTCGCTTCTTTACCGATCGAGGTGTGGTACTCGGTGACACACTTGATATCACCAATATCACGAATGCCAATCCGGGTGTACTGACTTACACCGGCACCGATCCATCAAACGGCGACTGGTTCTATGTCGTTGGTGTTGAGGGCATGACCGAGCTCAATGGCCGGTATGTACAGGTTGCGAACGTCAATGCTGGTGCCAATACGTTTGAGCTCAAGGATTGGTATGGCAACAACATCAATACCACCGCATTTGGCGCTTATGTATTCAACGGCGATCTGCAAAAGGTCTACGAAATTGCAAGTCCGTACACCGAGGCCGATTTAACGAATCCAGAGGGCGGCTGCGCGCTTTCTATCGTCCAATCTGGTGATGTGCTCTATATCGGCTGCGAGGGCTATGCGCCGCGCACGTTGACCCGTAGCGGCAACACGAGCTGGGCGTTTGCGACCTATGCTCCGACCGATGGCCCGTTCCAAGTCGAGCCGCTCGCCTACAAGAATTTCACGCTCGGCGCGTCGTCTGGCACTGGCGTCTCGCTCGTCTGCACGACAGACGTATTTGAGAACGAGCACGTTGGGATGCTGTTCCGGTTGGAGCCGGTCAACATCACGACGCCGCCTTGGGAAACGAATAAGGCGGTCACGGCGACCAATCTGCGCAAGTCTGATGGCAAGTATTACGAGGCAACCAACTCCGCTACAACGGGCTCTGTGCGCCCTATACACGAAGAAGGCACCGAGTCTGACGGTGCGGTGACTTGGGAATATCTGCATCCCGGTTATGTTGTCGTCAAAGTGACGGCGATCACGGATGCGCAGAATGCGACCGTCGACATCATCGGCCCGGGCATTGCTCCTGCCGAGATCGTTGCCGGCGACGACTGCCGCTATCGGATCGGCGCATGGGGCGAGGCGACAGGTGCTGCGTTCCCGTACAAGGTCGCTTTCTGGCGCGATCGTCTGTGGTGGTCGGGCAATCAACAGATCTATGCGTCTGTGGCCGGTGACTACTCGTCTATGGCTCCCGATACGCTCGGCGAGATTCTGGCTGATAACGCGATCTCGCTGACGCTTTCGGTCGGTACGGTCGACAAGATCCGTTGGATGACGGCATCGGATGTGCTGCTCGTGGGTACGGCAGGCTCCGAGGTCGCCGTGCAGGAGATCACGCCGAACCAAGTGCTCGGCCCCGAAAACGTCAAGTACGAGATTCAGTCTGCTGAAGGCTCGCGCGAGATGGAGCCGGTGCTGGTTGAGGATTCGGTGTTATTTGTGCGCATCGGCGGTCGCCGGGTGATTGAGCTGCGGTTCGACATCCAGTCTGACTCGTGGGTTCCGCGCGATATGAACGTGCTATATCCCGAGATCACGCAGTCTGGCATCGTCGAGATGGCGTACCAGAAGGAACCGGACAACATCATTTGGATTGTGCTAGCCAATGGCAAGCTGATCGGAATGACCTACGATCGAGAACAGAACGTCTACGGCTGGCATCGTCACCCGCTCGGCGGCGTATCTGCTGTTGCCGAATCTGTGCAAGTTATTACGAGCCCAGATGCCAGCGTCAATGACGTTTGGGTGATTGTTAAAAAGTCGGTCAACGGATCGACGCGGCGCTTTGTGGAGTATTTTGCAGAAGGATTTGAGCAGGACGATGACATCGAGGGCGCTGTGTTCCTTGACTCGTCGCTTGAGTTTGATGGCGCTGTGAATGAAACCTTGCAGCCCGGTGCTGGCGCAACGACCCGCGGCGCTACCAATGTCTCGTTCACGGTAACGTCGTTCTTTGAATTGACGACCGAGGCCGGCGATTTCTTGGTCACAGAGGCTGATGAATTCATCGCTATGAATGACGATGTTTTCAAGGCTGGTGACGTAGGCCGCGAGATCCGTGTGCGTTACTTCGACGAGACTGCGCAGCAATGGCTGACCTCGCGCGCGCAAATCACCTCTTACGTCAACGAAGGCGAAGTGCTCTGCACGATCCTCTCGCCGTTCCAGAGTCTTGCCGAGTTGCCGGCTAACGGTTGGCGATTGACCTCAACGGTCATCACCGGGCTTTGGCATCTGGAAGGCACGACAGTCTCTGCTCTGGCTGACGGCGCGGAGATTGAGAATTTAACCGTGTCCAATGGTTCTGTAACGCTTTCCGTCAAGACTGCTCGAGCGCAGATCGGGCAGCCGTATACGTCCACTCTTGCCACTCAAAGGATTGATGCGGGTGCCACGGATGGCACGGCGCAGGGCAAGACAAAGCGATTCCATCAAATCGTGATGCGCCTCTATGCAAGCCTCGGCGGCAAGGTCGGGCCGGATGCGTCATCGACCGATTACATCCTGTATCGATCGCTGTCAGACTATATGGATGAAGTGCCGCCTGTGTTGACCGGCGACACCGACAAGTTTCCGTATCCGGGTGGATACGAAACCGATGGCCGAATCTGGGTGCTGGCCGATCAGCCATTGCCGCTCACGGTGGTTGCGATGTACCCGCGGTTGAGGACGGAGGACTAATGGAAGTCGTTTCGTTCAACGCTAAATATCTGCGAGCGATGGTGCTGCAAGATGCGCAACAGATCATGGCTCCGCTTGTATTCGACGACGAGTATTGCGAGCAGCTTGTGGCAGCCGGCCCTGCCTATACCGTATTGGCTGGCGAGAAGCCCGTCATGTGCGCAGGCGTGGCAGAGATGTGGGCGAACCGATACGCCGCATGGGCATGGCTTGCAAAGGACGCAGGGCCGCACATGGTTGGCCTCACGCGGATCGTCGACGACTACTTGAACACTCGCCCGTATCGCCGGATTGAGGCGTATGTGGATGCTCGTTTTCCGCAGGGGCATCGATGGGCAAAGATGCTGCGGTTTGAATTTGAAGGCTTGATGCGCTCGTTTGGGACGAGCGGTCAAGATATGGCGATGTATTCGAGGATTCAGTAATGGCGCAGTTCATACCATTTATCGCTGCTGCCGCCTCCGCTACGGCGACGATCGCTGAAACAGCGCAGGCTCGCAAAGTCGGCGAAGCGCAAGCTCGAGGGCTAGAGGAACAAGCTCGCGCAACCTCTCTAGAAGCTGGAGCCGCAGAGGAAGCACAGCGCAGGCAGGCGCGTGAGGCGTTTGGCGCTACACGGGCCGCTGGCGCGCAAATGGGATTGCTAGAATCAGCATCCTTTGCTGATGCCTACTCGCAGGCTGCGACCGCTGCCGAACTAGACGCGCTCAATATCCGATACGAAGGCGAAGGCCGCCGACGCGGATTGATGTTTGAGGCTGGCGCTACTCGTGCCGCCAAGCCGCTGTGGGGGCCAGCCATTCTGTCTGCTGGCACTAATGCTTTGATGGCGTTCTCTGCTGCTGGCGGCAAGATGCCGGCTGGCGGCGGTGCGCCGAAAGCGCCAAGATCTAGCAGTCTGATGGCGCGCAATCCGTTCAAGGGAGCCGCGTAATGGCAAAGCTCGAGTTCTATCGACAGCAGACGACGCCGCGCGTCATTGCTCCCGATGTCGGAGGGCTTGGGCGCATCCAGTCTGGTTTAGCGCAAGCCGGCGAGGCTATCGCTCGAGGTGCTGTAGCTGCCGGTCAGATGGTCGAGCGCCGAAATCTGGAGATTGAGAAACGCAAAGAGGATGAAGCAGCGATTGATGCTTCTGCTCGAGCAGTTGCGATCAAGTCAAAGTGGATGACGCGATCCCAAGAGTTGGAGCAAGAGGCTGCGGCTAACGGTCAATTTGAAGGATTTACCGATCTTGCTCGCACCGCCTATGACGAGATCGTTTCCGAGGAGCTGAAGCAAACAAAATCGGAAAGCGCGAATGCGTGGCTACGCCAGCGCGCCGATGAATACTCGCTGAACGTATTTGATGGCGCATCTCGATGGGAAGCGCAGCGCAAGGTTGAGCGTGATGTCAATCTTGTTGGGCAATCTCTAGATCAGGCTAGGCAGATTGTTGGCTCAAAGCCGCAAGACTACGCTGCTACCCGTGACGATCTTGCTTTGCAATATGCTCGACTGCCGCCAGAGAAACGAGCCGAGGCATGGGCTGCTGCTCGCCAGCGTCTCGCCTATGACGCAGGATTTGGTGCGATGCGCCAGAATCCGCGCCAGATAGATCAGGCGCTCAAGGCCGAACCCGGCAAGTCTGGCATCCCATATATCGATGAGCTTGGCGCTGATGAGCGATTGCAGTTACGCGCGCAGACCGATTCTGAATTGCGCCGATTGGAAGCAGAGGCTAAGGCGCGGCAGGCAGAGCGACGTGAATTATTGCGCGAGCGCGTTGCCGATCAATCTGCATTGCTCTCTGCTGGTTATGGCGTTAGCTCGCCGATTAGTCGCACAGAATTTGTGGCTGCTGGCATGGGAGATCAATACGGCGATTATCAAGAGTCGTTGCGGATCGGAACCGTAGCATCCAGCATGGTCGGCATGGATAGCAAACAGATCACCGAGTTGCTGGCTAAAGAAAAGCCTGCACCGACAGAGACTGGATTTGCGGAAAGAAACAAGCGATATCAGTTGCTACTTAATTCTGCAAAAACCATTGTGTCGGAGCGCACGGCAGATCCGATCCAGTTTGCTGCTAATCGCAATCTAATGAAGATCACGCAGCTTGATCCTGCCGATCCTGTTGCGTTTGCTGCCGAACTAAAGAATCGCTCGACCGTCTCGCGCACGATGACGCAAGAGTACGGCACCCCGATGGCGCTGATGACAAACGATGAGGCAAAGGCGTTCTCGGCATTTGCCTCTGGCATGACTTCCGTTGAGAAAGTCAGTCTATTCACCAACATTCGCCGATCGCTGCCGGACGATGCCTATCAAGCAATGATGGGGCAGATCCGCGCAGATAGTCCGGTGACATCAATGGCCGGATCTATGCTCGGTCGAGAGTCGCAGATCATTACGAAAGAGGGCGGTTGGTTCTCTCGTCCGTCTACGTTGCCGGCATTCTCTGTTGCCGAGCGCATATTGCAAGGCGAAGATCTACTGAATCCGACGACCGGCGAAAAAGAGGCAATGGGCCGCGGTAAGTTCCCGATGCCGTCTGATGGCGATTTAAGGGCGCAATGGGTTGGTTTGACGGGTGATGCCTATCGTGCCTCGCCAGAAATAGAGGCGACCGCCTATCAGGCTTATCGTGCGTTTTATGCTGCCGAGGCTGCGCGCCGCGGTAATTACACCGGCGAGTTTGATTCTGAAGTGTCCGATATGGCTGCTCGAGCGGTGTCCGGTGGCGTCACCGAGATTGGTGGCTACAACATCTTGCTGCCTTGGGGCATGGATGAGGACAGCACGATTAACGATCTGAACAAGCAATGGCCGGCTGCTCGTAAAACGGCAGGGTTGCCAGATTCTGTTGAGCTCGACGATGTGGCGCTGGTCACGGTTGGCAACGGCGTTTATATGGCGACCGATGGCACGGCCCCGTTGAAGGATAGGAATGGTCGCGTGGTTTACTTGCGAGTGAATCCGTGAGTTTCTTATCGATTAACGATCGGCAGAGACGCGAGGTCGAGCAGCAATCGTTGCTGATTGAGCCTGCGCAAGAGGCTTTTGAGCCTGATTGGTTTGAGGGCGTCCCGTCTGGCATTGGTACTGGTGTCGCTCGAGTGGTTGGTGTGGCGAACCAGTTAGCCGGAGCGGTTGAGTATCAGGCTGGTCGCGCATTTACCGAGCCTCTTGATATGGTGTTTGACACCAAGGCAACCGAGGCGCTGCGCAGAATTACAGTTGAGGAGCCGGCCAAATTTACGGCTGCGCAGACTCCAGATCCGCTGACGGTTGGTGCTGCTGGTCGAGTTCTGTACGGCGTTGTCGGTGTCGGTTTGCCTGCTGCTGTAGCTGGTTATTTTGGTGGCCCGGGCGCTGCTGCTGCGGCAGCTGGTGGATTCCAGATGACCGGCACGATGACCGATCTGATGCAGCAAGGCGTGGACGAGCGCACCGCTATTGGCGCAGCAACTATCGATGGTGCATTGACTGCTGTTGGCGTTCGCATTCCTGCTGCAATTGGCGGTCGAGTCGCGCTGAACACTTTGCTCTATGGCCCGGGCGTCAACGTTGCGCAAGATATCGTGGCGTCCAAGGGAATTGGCGCATATCTCAAATCGCAGGGCTATGACGAACTAGCAGATCGATATTCCGAGTTGCAATCTGAGCAGTTGGCCGCCGACGTTATCCTCGGCGCTGCGTTTGGCTATCTCGGCGCTCGATCTGCTCGAATCAATTCTGTCGTTTCACAGCGAGAGATCCAGCGTGGATTGACGCCAGATGAGGCTGCTGACTCTGTTTTGCCGATGCAACCAATGGGGCCGGCATATAAGCCGCTGGAAGTCCCTCGGCAGGCTGATTCCTATGATGAGTTGGCTGCGCGCATATACGATGAATTGCGCGAGTCCAAGAAGCAGGATATCGACCTAAATGATGTAGGTCAGATTCGCAAGTTTCTTGGCGACCCCAAGGTTGAGTCTCTAGCGCAATTCATTAAGCGCACCGGCGGCATTATCGATGACGGTGGCGAGCTATCGTCACGCGATATCACCAATAAGACGATGCCGGGATTGGTGCGCAAGGACACGCCAGACAATCGGCGCATTGCCGGATGGGACGGTGTGCGCGAGCGCATCTTCGATGCTGGTTATTTTCCAGAGAAGAATGACTATAACGAGATCACCGATTCCGAAATAGTCGATGCTCTGGAGAGCGATCTTTTCCGTGACAAGGTTTACAACGGCAAAGTCAGAGAGAAGCTCGAGGTTATTCGTCAAAGCCGGTTCTTTAACGATTCGATGTCATATGAGGGCATCACGCCGGATATGACGCCGACGCAGATTGCTGATCGGTTGCGCATGATTGACGACGAAGCTCGAGCGAATGATGAGCGCGCGGTCGGGCCTGATGAGGAGATGATTCGCGAATACGATCAATTTGCCGAGTCGATGGATGCGGCAATGGTCACGCGCAATCGAGCCAATCTGGAGCTGGATACGGCCCCGGGTATTCCAGCGAACCGGGCGGCGTTGATGACGCACCTTGCTCGCATGAAGGTTGCCGTCGAGCAGATGTTGCGTGGTGAGCCGGTATCGGTGGATAACGTCGGCAAGGGCGGCACATTTGCGCCGAGGCCGAAGATCAATATTGATGAGACTGAAATCATTAAGGCGCTGCGTGAGTCTGGCCTGCCCGGTGTGTTGGATGAGATCGATATGCTGGAAGCCGAACTGGCTGGGCGTGGTCGAGACTTTGAGGGCCGGGCTATAGATATGGCCGATATCGATCGCCCTCGAGGTGAGATGATGCGGATTGGCGACGAGGAGTTTCCGGCTGATATGGAAGTTGCTGGCGACGATGGCATGGTCACGGTGCGCGATGGAATGCGCGATTCCGAGGATGCGATCCGTCGAGCCGAGCAGGAGTATCTCGGATTCCCGGCGGCGGTGAATTGCGCATTGAGGCACGGCGAATGAGACAGGCTTGTATTACAGCGGTTGAGCAGGCTATTGGCCGATCGATCACCAAAGCGGAAGCTCGAAACATCGAGGCTCGTATTCGCAATGCGATGATTATGGTTGCTCGCCAACAGGGCAATGCTTATCAGGCATTATCCAAGCAAGATCAGATGCGCGCTGCCGCTACCTATGCGGCAAATGAATTGGTTGCCGAAGCGCAAAAGAAGGCGCAGCGATTGCGTTTGCAGATTGCAGCGCATGATGCCATTGAGCGATACACCACAGAGCAAGTCAGACTCGGTGCAGATCCGAACCGTCTTGAGGCATTTGAGCGTTTGCTGGCTGGCAAAGCTGATGGCAAGAACAACAGCACCTCGGTGGAAGTTGAGGCCAAAGGTATTGCTGCCGGCGCGATGGGTCGATTGGCCGATGCGTGGGAAGCAATCAGCCCCAGAATGTTTGGCATCTTTGCAAACAAGGATGGCGAGGAACAGTTTGTTCGTGCTGCCTATGGCGACACGGCTGGCATTAGACCGGAAATCATTAGGGCTGCAAAAGAGTGGAGCGCGGTCGCAGAGACTTTGCGCACTCGATTTAATGCCGCTGGTGGTGATGTTGGCCGGTTAGATAATTGGGGTCTGCCGCAGGCTTGGTCGCAAGATATTGCTATCCAGCTTGGTCGCGATCAATTCGTCAATGACATGATGGGTTGGGTTGATCGGTCGATCTATCGCAAGGATGACGGCACGTTGTTTAACGATGCCGAGATGCGCAAGTTCCTCGAGGAGGCTTGGCTCACCATTTCGACCGATGGTGCGAACAAGCAAAAGAATGTTACAGGCTACGGCGCTGCAATTAAGGCGAACCGAAACAACAAGGCTCGCCAGTTGCATTTCAAGGATGGGATGTCCTCGGTTGAGGCGTTGCGCAAATGGTCTGGCCGATCGGTATTTGAGGCGATGGCTGGTCACGTTAGCCGCATGGCGCGTGATGTGGCACTTGTAGAAAAGTTTGGCCCGAATGCGGATCTGACCGTTGAGTATTTCATACAGGCATTGGCTGACGAGTCCAAGGTTGCGCTTGCCGGGCAACCGGGATTCAAGGCTTCTTTGATTGATAAGCGAGCTGCTTCTGCTGCCAATCTCTACAACTACGTCGCAGGAAACAATCCTCCTCCGGCTAACCTTCGAGTGGCGCAAGCATTCTCTGCGCTGCGATCGTTGTTCGTAGCGGCCAAACTCGGAAGCGCGACTATCACCTCGATCTCGGATGAAGGCACTCTGATATTGACGAGCCGCGTTAATAACCTTCCGATGTTCAAAGTGTTTCGGAATGAGATGCGCGCATTCAATCTGGCTGATCGTGCCGAGAAGCAGCGAGCGCGTCGAGCTGGACTGCTAGTCAATACGATGCTGGATGAGGTTAATCGCTTCGGCGATGAGACGCTCGGATCTCATGTGCCTGCCAAGATTGCCTCTACCGTGATGCGCCTATCTGGCCTCAATGCTGTGACCGAGGCTCGTCGTCGAGCGTTCTCCGTCACGATGATGGACACGATCGGCCAGCTCACGCGGCAGTATCAGCTTGTCACCGATCTTGATCCGCAGGATTGGAAGATCCTACGCAGCAAGGGCATCACGCAAGCCGAGTGGGATATCTGGCGCAAGGCGCGTCCTGACTCATGGAGTGGCAACGATACCGTTCTGACGCCGGAGAGAATCTATCAGGTGCAGGGTGTAAGCGATCTGGATAAAGAACGAGCGGCTACAAAGCTGCTGGCTGTGGTTATCGATGAGCGCGACATTGCTGTGATCGAGCCGGGCGCTCGAGAGAAGGCTACGCTCCTCGGCGGCACGATCCCCGGCACGGCAACAGGCGAGCTGGCTCGTGCGTTCTGGCAATTTAAGACATTCCCGTTTGCCATCATCAATCGGCATTGGCGGCGTGGCCTTGGGATGTACAGCAATACATCTGGCAAGGTTGGATATATCGCCACATTGGTTGCGCTCCAGACTGTGATGGGCGCGATTGCAATGGAGATCGGTGACATTCTGTCTGGTAAAGATCCGCGCACGTTAAATCCAGAAAGCGCCTATGGCCCGAAAAACCTGATTGCCGCATTGCTCAAGGGCGGCGCACTTGGTTTATATGGTGACTTCTTGTTTGCCGATGCGACGACGTATGGCCGCACATTGGCTGGTGCAATCGGCGGCCCGATGCTTGGCGCGATTGAAGATACCTACAAGCTGACAGTTGGCAATGTGCAGGAATTGTCGCAAGGCAAAGACACTAATTTCGGTGCAGAGGCTATCAGGGCAGCGAGGGGATATACTCCCGGCGCGTCGCTTTGGTACACCAAGACGGCTACCGATCGGCTGATCTTCAACCAGATGCAAGAGTATTTTGACCCCGGCTATCTTGCCCGAGCTCGAGCAAAGGCGAAGCGGGAATACGGAACGACATATTGGTGGAATCCCGGCCAGCCGATAAGTCGTGCGAGAGCGCCGGAGCTTGAGGCTATCGTAGAGGAATAACCCATGACCGTTTCATCATCGACTGCGAAAGTATCCTATTCCGGCAACGGCTCGACACAAGCCTTTGCTGTCCCGTTCTACTTCCTTGCGAACAGCCAGCTCTTGGTTGTGCTGCGATCGTCAACGGGAGCAGAGACGACACAGGTGCTCGGAACTAACTACACCGTCACAGGTGCAGGCGTTCTGACTGGTGGCACCGTTACGATGACGGTTGCTCCGGCTTCTGGTCAGACGCTTGTGATCTCGCGCAACGTCCCGCTGACGCAGGAGACCGATCTTCAGCCGAACGATCGACTGCCTGCCGAGACGCTTGAGCAGTCCATCGACAAGCTGACGATGATCACGCAACAGCTCGATGAAGCCACGGATCGGACGCTCAAGTTTCCGGTCACGGATTCCACATCCATATCCTCTACGCTCCCGTCATCTACGCAGCGCGCTAATAAGTATCTGGCGTTTGATTCTACGGGCGCGCCGACAACCTCGGCCAATCTTGAGCAGAATGTCGTTAGCGTTAAGTCATTTGGCGCTGTCGGTAACGGAACGACTGATGACCGTGCTGCGATTGTAGCTGCACAGAACTATGCTGCCTCAATCGGTGGCGCAACGGTTTACTTCCCGCCGGGTGAGTACAAGATCAGCGCGGCGATCCCGATGCTTCCGGGCATCACCTATCAGGGGCCGATGCGCGCAGAACTTGGCGCGTACAACGCTGGCCGTAGCCGTTTGTTCAGCAGCACTAGCGATGTCTTTACCAACACAGCGACGCTGATTACCGGCACTTGCTTCCGCGATCTGTTCATTGAGTCGGCCTCTGGTGGCGGTCATATCTTCAACTGGTCGAATGCGGGTGTCGTTGCCAAGATCGAGATGTCCGGTGTTTGCTTGGTGCAGAAGAATGCTGCCAAGTCGGTGATCTACGGCAACATGGGTGGCGGTGCTAGCGATGGCATCTTCTCCATCTGGCTGCATGACTTTGAGTACGAGTACGTCCCGACGAACTCGGTGCCGGCGATTTACCTAAAAGCCTTTACGATCAACTCGATCTCGATCTCGAACTTCTGGAGTACGGCCAACGGCCAGAGCGCCGCGGGTCAGCCGAGCATCTGGATTGAAAGCACGAATGCGGCTGGCGCTGCCTTCAACGTCTACATTAAGCAAGGCGTGTTGGAGTACGCATCGAGCGGCGGTATTCATCTGCTCTCATGCGCAAACTCCATCATTGAGGATTGCACAACCTATGACTCCTCGATCGCGATCGGCGCTCCGGTGTTCAAGGTCGACAAGGGAACCTCTGGCCCGTCGTCCAATAACATCGCATTCCGCGCTTGCCGCAGCACGATCGGCAATGCGACTCATGCTGATTTGTATCTGAATACTGCCGAGTCTGGTCAGGGATCATTCTGGGTGGAGAACTGCACGTTCTCGTATCTGGATTCGGCTTCGACTCTACCGGGTACAGCAACGGCTATCGTCAATAGTTCAATCACGAACTTTGTGGATACGGCGTATCTACAGTTGAACTTTAGCCCGGAGTCGAACATCCGTTTCGGCAACTCGCTGGGGTCGAGCAAGTATTACGACATCTTTAACGGGTACTTCAACAACTTTGAAGGCTATCTAAACATCCTTCAAAACGGATCGTACATCGGCTCGATCAACCCGTCAGGTAACTTCTACTGGGGCGGCACTCGCGCATCGCCGAACTTCTACGTCTTGAAGGCTGACGGGAAGCTGTTCTCAAAGAGTCATCTGTATCCCGGCACAGGCGGTGGCTCTGACCAAGACAAGGCTGGCCTGCTTGCTGGCGAAGGTGCTCCGAGCAACGGCAACGGAAATAATGGAGACTTCTACTTCCGATCTGACGGTGGTGCGCTGACCACCATCTATCAGAAGCGCGCCGGATCTTGGGTCGGCATCGTCTGACGCAAGCGGTGGATCTCGGCCTTTAGGCTGTTGATCTCATTCGCTAGGGTGCTGGCCTCCGTCCAGAGGCCACGCATCCTGACATTGGCTAGTGCGTTATCGATGCGCCAGTCACGCTCTTGGCCGTAGCCCCACGGCGCGGCCTTGAGCTCGTCTGCCCACGCTCCCGCTGGGCTTTGATTGTCGATCGTCATATTCGACCTCATCGGTTCCCGGTTCGTAACTGAAATGGTTGCAGCGATAGTCTGCCGGCCAATCATTGGCGTAGCAGAATAACTGCTTGCCGTCGTGTTTGGAGTGTCTGCAACTGCGGCAGTTCATGCCAGCCTGTACCGCGCATAAGTCTTGCCGCGCTTCGTCTCGAGCTTGGATGCGATCTGATACCCCTCTGCCTTCAGATCGCTGATGCGAGCGGCTAGGCGCAGGCATCCAAAGCGCATGGCATCGAGCGCGGTGATACTGCCGCGGCGGCGAATAAAAGCGATGACTTGTTTCTGTTGTGTCTTTTTCACTTGTGTTCTCCGTAGTCGGGTTCTGGTATGTGAATGCCGAGCTCCGCGCACTTGGCCTCAATGATGGCAAGGTAGTCGCTGAACTCCTGCTTGGTGAGCTTGCTGGATCTGCGGATCGGTTTGTGTCGCTTGCGGCCAAAGCCCTCGATGATCTCCGAGCCGAATGCTTCGATCAGGAAGTATTCGTGCAGATCGTCTGCTGTCCAACCTCGCAGCATCTCACCGCCTCCTTCAAGGATGCTGGGATATATCACGCCCCATAGGAATGAGTTCTGCCTGTCGGATCGTTTCGGCTTGAATGCCTCGATAGTGACTTGCCACGAGATGGCAGGGTCAAGCCCTCGCACCAAGACCGAGACCGCCGAAGCGATCTGGTCTGGTTGGGTGCCGCGAGGGAATACTCGTTTCAAAACGGGATATCCGCGATGTCATCGTCGCTGAACGTCTCGACGACTTGCTGCTGCTTTGGTGCTTGCCGCGGTTCAGCGAGACCATCCTTCGGTTTGACGGATAGCGAAAAGAATTTCTGGCCTGCCAGCCTGCCGTTCTGCCCTGTCTTGAGCCAGCCGTTGAGCCAATACTCGACGCCGTTGATGTTGATGCTGCCGGTGTAGTCCGGCTGGTTCTCGCTCTGCTTGCGATCGTTCTTGGCTAGCAAACCACGATTGGTGTTGTCGTACTGTTTCACAGGGTCATCTCCTTTAGGGCTTTGGTTTTGCGTCGAACTTCTTCAAGGAACTTCTCGACCTTCTCGGTCATGTTCAGAATGTCGGCTTGATTGCGCGTCACGCGGATCACGTTGAGGCGCAGGCGCTCCGGCAGCTTCGGCTGGTACACGACGTAATCGCACCAGTCTCGCCCGGTGACGGCGAGCTGCCATTGGATCTGGTTGTAGTGGTCGGTCGGAACTTTCTTCGACTCGAGCAAGTCCAAGGCGGTCGCCGGCTGTACGCATTTGATCTCGATCAAACCATCCTCATTGACGAGCCCATCTGGTGAGCAGCCTGCCTCCAGCTTCGGGTGCCGGACGAATCCCGTCTGATCGACGATGACCGCATTACGAGCCATATAAGCGGCGCGCGCTTCATCCTCTGTGTCGATGCCGTGCTGCATCGCAGGGCTGACGTAGGTCTCCGTAGGCTCCCCGGTGAGGCGCTCGCAGATGAGCTGCGCCATGTAGTTTCGGTATCCGGCCTTGGTGCTATCCATCAGGACGTTGGAGATAGCACTCCCGGTCACGAGACCGAGGCGCGCCGAGTACCATTCTGGTGATCGTTGTTCCATCATTCCTCCGCTGAATGCCAATCGGTTTGCCGGCGCAGAAACGTCGGCCATGTAAGGGTGTCCGTGAACGAGCGATCCTCGAGCAGGACATGATTCGTGGGCTGGGCGGTGTATCGCCCGTTGGTGAGCTGCATGAAATAGAACTCTTTGGATTGCGTCGGTGTGGCGCTAAACGCATCACCGATCGGCACCAAAGTAAACAAGTAGTGTCCCTGATATTCGCCACTCTTGCACCGGGCTTTACCGTTCATGCTGGCGAGGTACGGGTACTCGATCATGCTGAACTCGTAGCCGTAGGCGTCCCATGTTTGAGCGTCGGCGGCAGTCCACGGTGCTGCGGTGTTACGGTGTGCAACTTGATGCAACGGCACGTTACGGTAAACCGCTCCGCACTCGAGCATCACATGGCAGCCGAAGGCGCGGCCCGGGTAGCAAGTCAGACCGAACCAGACGCCCTGCAACCAGTCGTGCTGGCCGAGGGCGTTGGGCTCCACCCAAACGTATTGGTGCGCTGGCAGCGCCCCTGCGTGGGTGTAGAGCATTAGGCAAGCTCCTTCTTTCTAGCCGAAAACTTGGCAGCGTGATTCTTGGCAAAATCTAACGGCAGGGTTTGGTACAGCGTAGTCAGCTCCTCTAGCGTGTTGCAGTCAGCGAGGAGGGCATCGAGCTTGGTCTCCATCTCGTCTTTCTCTGCTTCCGGCAGATCCTCGCCAGCGTAGATGTATAGACCGAGCCCATGTAACGCGATGCACTTGGCAAGGCAACGCATGATTGAGGTGTTCACCGCAAAGCTGTTCGGGTTCTCGATCGGCTTGTTGCGGTGGTCGAGCACCGGCAGCAGACAGGTCTTGATGTCACCCTTGATCTCGACCGATACCTTGACCATCGCGCTATTGTCTTTCAGATAGACCAGCGGCAGCCCGTCGTACTCGTGAACCGTGTATCGAGCGGTCGGGTCGATCTTGAGCACCTCTGCCCAAGCCCATGCCCACGACAGGTACGAGAGACCGTTCTTCTTTTCAACGTGGTCGTTGACGTTGATCTTGAGTAATTCGCTCACGGCAGGCTCCTGTAGATCTTGTCTAGTTCGGTTTCGATTATTGCGTTTAGCTCGGCAAGCGCCCGGTCGCAGGCAGCGATGCGCTCCTGCTCGTCACGCTCCTGCGCCTCCATCTCCTGCTGGTGCCACCAGCTCTGATCGTCGTTGCCCCAAGGGGCGTTATCGATGGGCATTGATAGTCTCCTGTCGTGAGCATCCGCGGTCGCCGCACGGGTCAAGCGCGGCAGCCAGTAGAAATAGAACGATGAGCCCGATGAACTGCGGCCAAGGAGACTTCATCGCTGGTCTCCCGTCACAGCCTGCACACCGGCAACGTAGCCGTCAGCCTTGCCGAGGGCATAGGCGTACTGAATGGCGTGTTTGATGAGCGGGTCGAGCGACATATTGTCGACGAGATCGGCGAGATCCTTGGCAATGTTGTCGAGCTCGTTCTGATAAGCGCGAGCATTGGTGTCGGTGTTCATGCGGCCTCCGCGAGTTTGGCTTGAGCGGCTTTGACGAGGAATGTGGCGTAACGCACCTCATGGCTCTTGGGATCGTCATTGGCTTCCAGCCATTCGATCCAAGACTCGAGTTCGCCTTCGGTCTTGAGGATGAGTTTGAGGTCGCAGTCGATGCATTGGAATTCGTGAGCCGGGTTGCCGCAATGGCAAGTCTCATGCTGCGATTCGCAGGATTCGCAAAACCAGCCGAACTCCTCGTCACCGTAGTGATTGATGCCGATGCACTCAAAGGCCGGCTCAAGGCTGTTGCAGCTGGAGCAGAAAGCTTGTGTACCCATAATCGTCTCCTGTGTTGTTATGTGCTTATCGTAACGTCGGTTAAGAGAAAGTCAACAGCCCGAGAGGGGCGGCTTATGCCGCCACCTCGTCAAGGTTGATTACGCGAGGGCGTGACGGATCATCAAAAAAGTGGTTGCCTTCCATTGGTGCCGTAAAGTTGACCGGCAATTCGATTTTGAGCGGGGCGCCTTCCCAATATCGCGCAACGGTTTCGGCGGTAAACGTGCCTTCGTCAGCGTTAATGCTTTTGACGATCCCGATGTAGTAACAATCGCGGTTGCTGTGGAAATCAAGGCTCTTGACAAGGGAACCAATCTTTAAGCTGCTCATTGTGTATCTCCTGTTCGGGCTGCACCGTGCCGCCCATGTGTGTACGTTAACACAGGTTAAGTAATAGTCAACACCCCTCCACAGAAAATACCTGCCTCCGTTGCTATGCATTCTGTCGGTGTATCAATTCCAAGTAACTGTGGTTAACATACACAGATGGACATCAACGATGCACTCGCTACGTTCGGTAGCAAAGCGGATCTGGCTCGAGCGTTCGGCGTCTCGCAGCCAGCGGTATCACGATGGGTACGCAAAGGCGTATTGCCTGAGAAGCAAGTCATGCGGCTACAGCTTGGCCTTGTGGCTGCGCCTAAGCCCGTAGACGCTCGCATACGCAGGAAGCAGCTCCAAGTCGAGGCTGCCCGTCGATGGGCTGAGAAAGGCTGACGATGCGTGTATTGCCTGTAAAAAACGAAGAAACACACGATTGGCTGTTGCGCGTTCATTACGCTAAACGCATTCCGTGCGTGTCCTATGCATTTGGATTATTCGATGGGCAACAACTGAAAGGGGTTGTGACTTATGGCAGCCCTCCGAGCCGTCATCTCTGCGAAGGGATCGCTGGCCCGAAAAATGGCAACATAGTCTTGGAATTAAATCGGCTTGTTTTTGCCGAACCTATTAAAAATGGGCCAAGCCTACTGGTTTCTCATAGCCTTAAATTGCTTCCAAAGCCTACGATTGTTGTCAGTTTTGCGGATAGCGCCCAAGGTCATATTGGGTATGTTTATCAGGCAACCAATTTTTTATATACGGGTTTATCCGCAAAACGAAAGGATTGGAAGATAAAAGGCATGGAAGGTCTGCATAGTCGAGGTGTTTCGGCTTTAGCAAAAGGGCAAGAAAGTGCAGCCGAATATTTGCGGCAGCGATTTGGGGATGATTTTCATGCAGAAGATCGCCCGCGTAAACATCGATATATTTATATCTGCGGTGATAAAAAAGATCGTAAAAGACTGTTATCTCAATTGCTATATCCAATAGAGCCTTACCCAAAAGGCGATAGCAACCGATATGAAATTGGTTACGCACCGGCTACGCAAGGGCAATTGTTTTGAGTCGTACCGAATACCACCGAGCTTATTACTGGCGTCGATTAAGCGAACGGAGAGCGTCTGCTAGGGCATCTCGACGCAAGGCTAGAACGGTGGCTGCGATCATCAAGATCATCTGTGAGGCCGTCACAGAGGCTAGAAACGACAAACCCCCGGTTGGCGGGGGCTTGACGCTGCCTAGGGTGAGCAGTACGCTTGGATTGCGGTCTAGCGTGATAGGGAGTCTGAAGGACTGTTCTAGTCCTGTCAACCACCCCACCACGCCAAGAAGCTCGGGATCTCTGGACGGGGAAACAACGCGCAGAGAATCCTTAAACCCACACCGGGGCGGCCAGCCTGTGGGTGCGCAGCGTGTCGTCGGGAAGCGCAAATGGCAATCGGAGCAATCCGATGAAAAGTAGCCGACAGCAGGGTGGCTCCGTCAGTCATCAAATCTCTGCACGATCCAGCGTTAGGCGAATTCCGTCTACGCTCCGTGCAGAGTTCACCATCAGTCATCTGGGTCTAAATCAATAACTACAGGAGAAAGTCATGGGTGATGAGTTCATGTATACACCTAGCGTATATACACAGAAACCTGAGAAAAAGCCTGACGATCGTAGTGACTATGCTGCTAAGAATTCAGCAGACTACTGGGCTACAGCCGTTAGCGAAAATCCCCTCAATCGTTTACGTCTACTCGATGCCAAGCTCGCTAGACCCGGTGTCGATGTCGAGTCCATCAAGGCTCGAGCTGGTGAGCTGATCCGAGAGATCGGTGCTGCCAAGGTTCTCGGTGATCCTGATTGCGTCGGCCTCGTGCGACAACTGTTCGGTCAGCGCGGTGTCGATCGTTTGAAAGAGAGGGCTTCAGCATGACCCGCGATTTCTGGAAGAAGGTCGCAGCTGTCTTGATCATCGTAACGTCGCCGATATGGATTCTGCCGTACATGATTGGCGTTGCGTTGTTTCTGTGGTTCGGCCTTGCTTATTACGATCTATGCAAAGCCCTTGGGGTGAAGGAATGAACGACGCTATCAATCCATTGCACTACAAGGCTGGTGACATCGAGTGCATCGATGCGATCCAAGCACAGCTCTCGCCTGCTGAATGGCGCGGCTACCTTCGCGGCCAGATCGCTAAATACAACTGGCGACTAGGCTTGAAGGATTCCGTCGAGCAGGACGCAGCCAAGCTGCTGTGGTATGCATCCATGCTAGCCGGGAGAGATCCTCGTGCATGATGACGCATACCGCAGGCTCTGGGCCTCGGTGCTGTATCAAGCGATCGCTGACGCTAACCGCAAAGGCATGGCTCGAGCGGCTCTACATTGGATCTACTCGCCGCACGACGAAGCCGGAAGTTTGCGCTGGATCTGCGATATGCTCGATTACAACTACAGCGAGGTGCAGCGTTTATGCATGACTCGAGCAGGACGATCAGAGATTTTGAGGAGGGGTCGTGTTAGAGCTAACCCTACCTTGGCCGCCTTCGATTAATCATTACTGGCGCAACTATCGTGGCCGCACCGTGATCTCGCAAGACGGTCGGCAGTACAGGCTGGACGTATCCTATCGGATACTCGAGCAGGGAATCCCGCGGGATAACCTCAACTGCCGGCTGCAAGTGACGATCGATGCGTACCCGCCAGACAAGAGACGCCGGGATTTGGACAACATCCAGAAGGCGCTGCTCGATGCGATTGTAGCCGCTGACGTTATCGAGGACGACAGCTTGATTGACGCGCTATCCATCACCCGGCATGACGCTTGTGAGGATGGCAAAGTGATTGTGAGAATTAGACCGTATGTCAAAGCGATGTGAAGTCTGCGGGGTGGAATACACGCGCCGCTGCTGGAATACGAGATATCACTCGGTGATAACCGAGATGCAAAAAAACAACGCTGTAGCAAAGCTCATTCAAAAACTAGGAGATGGCATCGATGAAGGAAGAAAATCTGCAAAGGCTCTGGGCCGAAGTAAGAAATCTAAATCAACAACTTGCAGCAGTTCACCGCGAAATATCGCGCGTCGAACTTGGTTTGCCGGAACCCTTCGACTTCGGTAAAGATTGGATACCGCCGTACTTGAGGGAAGGGTCATGTATACCGTTACGGACGACGATGTTACCGACGAAGAATTGAGCAACGTAGATACCATCGTGACGCTCGCTATCGCTTGGCATACCATGCGTGAATACGAACGGGTACTGAAGCGGATCTCAAGATGGCAGGACGATGGCCCCTCGATCTGGGCGCGCCGGGTGTTGAAAGAATACGAACGGAGACTGGATTCGTGAGTGATGGAATCAAGCTGGCCCCGTGTCCCGGCTGCAACAACAGCGGCTGGGTCAACGACGGGTACGGTGATTGGATCAGGTGCGTCGATTGCAACCCGCCTCCACCATCAGCGAAGGTGCTGGAGTTTGCCCGTGGTGCTCGGGTACGCAAGCCGAAAAAGCCGGTAGACGACTTGCCTCCCGCAGCCTAAAATCAATAACATGGCAAAGAGCACCGTCAACGCGGCTGGCAACTACACGATGGCGAAAATGCGCAAAGAGCTTTTCGAGTCCATCAAGGCGCGAGCGGTGCAGGGTACAGCGGCAGGCCAATGGTCGGCGCGCAAGGCCCAGCTTCTTGCCAAGGAGTACAAGCGGCGTGGCGGGGGGTACCGCGATTGAAAGCGCCGCAGCGATCGCTGAAGGAGTGGACAGCGCAGAAGTGGCGCACCAAGTCCGGCAAGCCCTCGAGCGAGACAGGCGAGCGATATCTGCCGAGCGCGGCCATCAAGGCTCTGTCGCCTGCTGAATACGCAGCAACGACCCGGGCAAAGCGAGAAGGCAAGGCGAAGGGCGAGCAGTTTGTTGCGCAACCGAAGAAGGTTGCCGAGAAGGTCAAACGGTTCCGATGAAGGTAGCCAGACTTGGAGACAATGGGAATGATGAAGCTCCTCCGGTTAGGCGTGGCATCGCTGGCGACATCCGTTTGGGAGCGGCTGCTTTCCGTCCTATTGCGGCTCGAGCAACTCGCCTTGCGGGTGCGCAAGCGGTTAGTCCGGTGAGACTCGGTGGCAGCACGGGTGGCCGCATTCCGTTCTACGAGGATCGCGACACCCCGACAAACGATGTGAGGCTGGTGCCGTGAAAACTCCTGCGTGGCAACGAGCTGAAGGGCAGAACAAGAAGGGCGGCCTGAATGAAAAGGGGCGCGCTTCGTACAAAGCCGAGACTGGCGGCACTCTAAAGCCTCCGGTCAAGTCCGGCGACAACCCGCGGCGCGCCTCCTTTCTCGCTCGCATGGGCAACGCTCCCGGCCCGATGAAGGACGAGAAAGGACGACCGACACGATTGGCACTCGCCCTGCGCGCGTGGGGTGCCAGCAGCAAGGAAGATGCTCGAGCGAAGGCCCGAGCGATTAGCGCGCGTAATAAAGGGAAGTGACCGTGCCTTTAATTAAGTCATCCTCTGCTAAAGCTTTTCGCGAGAACATCCGCACCGAGATCAAGGCTGGCCGGCCGACCAAGCAAGCTGTCGCCATTGCCTACGCTACGAAGCGATCCGCTGCCGCCAAGAAGGGCGCTGCAAAGCGTAAGGGCTGATGGATAAAGCCGAGCAAGTCCGGCGCGTACTGGAGCTGATCGAGGACGGAATGTCCGAGCGATCGGCCTGCGCGGAAGTGGGAATCAGCCGCTCGACGTTTAGGACGACGGCGTTGAGAGTCAATTCGGGCGACCACTACGCGCGCGCATTAGAAGCTCTGGCGCAGGATCAGGTCGAGAAGGCCGAGCAAGTCATCGAGGATATGCGCTCTGGCGTCATCGATGCCCAGCAGGCTCGGGTCGAGCTCGATGCTCGCAAGTGGTTCGCGTCCAAGTTCCTGCCAAAACGATACGGCGACAAGGCCGAGGTCGAGCACTCCGGCAACGTCGGTCTGACCGTCAACGTGGTTCGTCTAACCGATGCCGACAATAACCCTGCCGCATAACGGCTGGAGACCAAGACCGTATCAGATGGGGGCATGGGGTGCGCTCGAGAGCGGCACCAAGCGCCTTGCTCTGGCTTGGCACCGTCGATCCGGTAAGGACGACATCAGCCTGCATTGGGCTGCTGTGTCCATGATGACTCGCGTGGGCTCGGTGTGGCACATGCTTCCGCAGGCCAACCAGTCGCGCAAAGCAATCTGGGATGCGGTCAACCCGCACACCGGCAAGCGCCGCATCGATGACGCATTCCCGATGGAGCTGCGCGAGAGCACTCGCGAGCAGGATATGTTTATCCGGTTTAAGAACGGCAGCACATGGCAAGTTGTCGGATCGGATAACTACAACAGCCTTGTCGGCTCGCCTCCGGTCGGCGTCGTGTTCTCCGAGTACGCGATGGCAGATCCGAATGCGTGGGCATTCCTGCGTCCGATCCTTGCAGAGAACGGCGGCTGGGCGATCTTCATCTCGACACCCCGCGGCAGGAACCACTTTGCTCGGCTAGTCGAGTACGCCAAGCAGGATGCTGACTGGTTCGGTCAGGTGCTCACCGTCGAGGATACAAAGGCGATCCCGATGGGCACGATCCAGCGTGAGCGCAAGGAGCTGCGCATGGAGCGCGGCGACAAGGAAGCCGAAGCGATCATCCGGCAGGAATACTATTGCGACTTCGACGCAGACATCCCGGGCGCATACCTATCGGAGCTGATCCGCAGCGCAGAAGCCAACGGCAGGATCGGCGACTTCCCGCACGTTATCGGTCAGCCTGTCGGCACGGCATGGGATATCGGTGTCGGCGACTCCACGATCATCTGGTTCTACCAACTCATCGGTCACAAGGTGCGCATCATCAACGTACTCGAAGGCTCCGGCGTCGGACTCGAGTGGTACGTCAAGAAGCTGCTCGCAATGGATTACGTCTACGGCGATCACATCTGGCCGCACGACGGCGCTGTGCAGGAGTGGGGATCTGGGCAGTCTCGAGTACAGGTCGCTGCTGGCTACGGCTTGAAGCCACGCATCCTTGAGCGTGACTCGGTGGACGACGGCATCCAAGCTGCGCGAATGATGCTTCCTGCGACCGAGTTCAATACCGCACCAGATCCGTTCCCGGGCGAAACGGCAGACGAGGCGAAGGGCAGGATGACTCGCGCCCTCGACGCCCTGCGGCAGTACAGGCGCGAATACGACGATAAGCTCCAGCGGTTCAAGGACAAGCCGCTGCACGATTGGACGTCGCATTACGCAGACGCATTCCGGTATCTCGCCAAGGGTCGCAAGCCGTTCCGCGGTACGGAACAGGCCCGTCGTCCGAGCCATCAAGTGGCAGTAGCAGACTACAGGGTGCTGGGGTAGACTACTTGCGCAACCCGAAAGGAGCGCCAGATGTCAAGTCTTTTTAAGCCGAAGATGCCGAAGGTCGAGCCGACGCCCCCGCCTCCGACGGTGGACGAGGCGCAGCTTTCGCGCATCGAGCAGCGCCGCATGGCTCGTCGCCGTGGCCGCGCATCTACGATCATGTCGACACCGGGTAGTCAGCAGACTGGTTCGGTTGCGGTTTCGCGTTTGCTCGGAGGTGGCTGATGAGCGCAATGGCTATGGCCGGAAAGGGCCTGTACAAAAAGGGCAAGAAGAAGGGTCAAGCTCAGGGCATGGAAGAAGGCATGAAGCAGGGCGAGATGAATGCTGCCCAGATGATTGCCAAGCGCAAGGATGAGGCTGCCAAGCGCGCTCGTGGGATGATGTAATGGCAACCAAGAAGATATCGGCACTAACGTCTCTCGCGCAGGATTCCATCGATCCTGCTGCTGACGTATTGCCGATCAACGACACCGGATCTAGCGAGACGAAGAAGGCGACCGCGGCTGCGATCGTCGGCAAGTCGATCGGTGCGCTGGCTGCCACATGGAACAACGCGCTGACGACGTTTAAGGCTCGCGTGTTCAATGTCACGGATACCGCCTCGGCTGCCGGTTCGCTGCTTGACGATCTTCAGGTCGGCGGTGTGAGCAAGTGGACTGTGCGCAAGGATGGCGCTGCGACTGCTGCCGGGTTCATCAAGTCGACCTCGGCTAGCGCAGGCGTAGGCTACGCGACCGGAGCTGGTGGCACGGTTACGCAGGCGACCTCACGCACGACTGGCGTCACGCTGGATAAGATCTGCGGCCAGATCACGTTGGTTGCTGGCACGATCGCAGGCCACGAGGCTGATGAGTTCGTGCTGACCAATTCAGCGATCGAGGCCGGTGACGTTGTGGTGGTCAGCATCAAGTCAGGTCTTGCTGCTGGCACAGCGAAATACTATCGAGTAGGTGTGACTGCGGTCGGCGCAGGATCTTGCACGATTTCGGTCGGCAACCTCGACAACAGCACGGTTCCATCAGCAGGCACGGATACCCCGGTGCTTAACTTTGCGGTGATCAAGGCCGTAGCGGCCTAACGGAGACTGAAATGGCGACAGGCATTGTTCTCGCATCTAACGCTAGCGCGACTGGCTCATGGTTCATGTGGCCGGGTGGGCGCGGTGAGTTTCGCGTTGAGGCCACGTTTGGTGGTGGCACGGTCAAGCTCGAGTGCAAAGGCCCGAACGGCACAGCGCAGGATGTCGGCACCGATACCACGCTGACCGCTTCTGGCGGTGGCATCTTCGAGCTCGGCGCTGGTGAGATCCGCTGCAACATCGCGACGGCGACCGGCGTCTACGCAATGGCTCTGCGGGTTCCGTCCTCGGCGTTCTGATGAGAACCGAGGAGCGTACTCGATCGCGCACTCACGGGCGCACGACGACTCGGGACAACCCCGAGTTCGTGCCTGCTCCGTCACCGGGCACCGATGGTTTGTTGCTCGAGGATGGCACCTCGTTCGCGCTGCTTGAAAGTAGCGACAAGATACTTCTGGAGTAAGTCATGGCCGATACCAAGATCAGCGCATTAAGTTCTGGAGCCCCGGCGCAGGGTGGTGACGAATTCATCGTTGCGAGATCCGGCGCGAACTACAAGCTCACCGGCACCAACCTTCTTGCGTTGGTAACAGGTACGGCGAATACCTTTACTGCTGCCCAGACGTTCCGCGCTGCAAATGCGGTGCGCTCCGAGGCTGCCTCTACGCAAGACGCGGTGGTGTTGGCTGGTCGCGCTGGCGGTACGAATTCGTATGCCGTCACGCTGACCCCGACGACGCTATCTGCCAGCCGCACAATGACGTTGCCGGATGCCAACACGACGGTGCCGGTATTTACGCAAGTCATTACGTTCAGCGGCCCATCTGCTGCGCGTACCGTGACGCTGCCGGACGAGAACTTTAGCGTTGGCTTCCGCAACATCCCGCAGTCGGGATCGGCTAAAACGACTTCCTATTCGCTGGCTACAGGCGACGTAGGTAAGTTCATCGAGGTAGGCGCTTCTGGCTCCATCACGATTCCCGATGGGCGAGCGTGTCATTGGCTACAAGAGGCGTGGCGACAATACTGTTCTTATCAGGTACGGTTTGCGTTATTAACGGCAACGTGAGTTAAGCCATGAGCGGCATTATGAGTTTGCTGCTCGCTGCCAAAGTTGCGGCAGCGGGGCCAAATTATGTCGTAGCCACGTTCACTTCAAGCGGCACATGGACTTGCCCGAGCGGTGTTAGCGCGGTGGAGTACCTTGTCGTCGCGGGTGGCGGCGGTGGTGGTGCAACTATCGGCGCTGGTGGCGGTGCCGGTGGATTCCGTACAGGAACGGGTTTTAGCGTCACCGCTGGAACCGATTACACAATTACTGTCGGAGCCGGTGGCGCAGGAGGAACAGGAGGCATAGCGGTTCCCGGAGTTGCCGGAAATAACTCTGTATTTAGCACCATTACATCCGCTGGCGGTGGATTCGGCCATCATGGAAGTGTGTCTGGTGGAACAGGCGGTAGTGGCGGTTCCGGCGGTGGTGGCACCAGAGGAAACGGCGGCGGCTCTGGAAACACCCCCAGCACTAGCCCATCGCAAGGCAACAATGGTGGCTCTAGTACAAATTCCGGCAATTTAGGTTCTGGCGGTGGCGGTGGTGCTTCTGCTGTTGGCGCTAACGGAACATCATCTGCCGGTGGTAACGGAGGCGCTGGTACTGCTTCAAGTATTTCTGGTTCGTCCGTAACCTACGCTGGCGGTGGTGGCGGCGCGCTATATGGCGTTGCTCCAGCCGGAACGGGCGGTGCAGGCGGTGGCGGCAATGGTACATACGATGACACCAACGCTAATCCCGGCACCGCCAATACTGGAGGCGGCGGTGGTGGTGGTGGCGCGTCAGAGCCATCCCCTTATGCTTCTGGAGGCTCTGGCGGCTCTGGCATCGTCATTCTCAAGTACGACATCGGCTCTGCCTCGATCTTCACCTTCAAGTCATCGCAGAAGTGGACTGCACCAGCGGGTGCGGTGAGCGTTGACTACCTCGTTGTTGCGGGGGGTGGCGGTGGCGGTTTGAGCGGCGCTGGCGCTGGCGGATTCCGCACAGGAACAGCACTATCTGTAACTGCCGGAACGGAATACACGATTACTGTTGGTGGTGGCGGAACAGGAAGCGCAACCGGCGCAGACGGCAATAATTCCGTATTTAGCACCATCACATCAAACGGCGGAGCCGGTGGGCAAACCGGCATAGGAAACGGTAAATCCGGTGGTAGTGGAAGCGGAGCGGTTTCTTCTAATTCAGTTGGATATACCGGCGGATCAGGAAACACCCCGTCTGTTGCGCCTAGCCAAGGCAACAATGGTGGCGACACTCCAAGTGTTCCAGCCAGTTTTTTAAGTGGCGGTGGTGGTGGCGGTGCTAGCGCAGTTGGCGGCAATGCGCCATCTAGCACTAAAGGCGGTGACGGCGGTGCCGGAACTGCATCGTCTATTTCTGGTTCCTCTGTTACTTACGGCGGCGGTGGCGGCGGCGTTTCGCATAATGGACCAAGCCCGGGCGGCACTGGTGGTGCTGGCGGTGGCGGCAACGCAGGAGACGCTTTTACTTCAGGCAGCGCAGGAACCGCAAATACGGGCGGTGGTGGCGGTGGCGGAGCCGGTGGTGGATTCAGCACAGTAAACGGCGGAAATGGCGGCTCCGGCATCGTAATTCTTAAGGTTAACTTCACATGAAAACCTATCAACTTATGGGCATTGATACGGCGATGCACTTGCTTCGCCCCGGCGCAAAGTGGGAGATCAGCAACCGCGAGATCACCCGCTGGGAAGATCCGCGACCCAAACCGTCGTGGGACGAAATCATGTTCACGATTGAAAAGATCAAGGAACTTGAGGACGCGGTGCCGACGATCTTGTTGCCCGAACAGCAGGCTGCGTTTGACGACTACGTTGCCCAAATTGAAAAGGCGGTTGCGTGATTACATACAACCTCTTTCCTACGGCTGTCGCCAAGTTTGAACTTGGACGGGATTACACCGCCGAGGAAATGGCGTTTGTGGACGACCAGCCGACGCATAGCAACATGGGTAATACGACTAGCGATGACCGCTATGTGCTGCGTCACGACACGATGGCAAGCCTCAAGGCGTTTGCCGAGGCCAGCGTCAATGAGTATCTGCGCTCTATTTATGCGCCAAAACACGACGTTACGCTGCGCCTAACGCAATCGTGGCTGAACTACACCAAGGCCGGTCAGTACCACCACAAACACGCGCATCCCAACTCGTTCGTGTCTGGGGTGCTGTACCTCAAGGCTGCCCGTGAGCGAGACAAGATTTACTTTTACAAAGACGGCTACCAACAGATCAAACTGCCGACCGACAACTACAACCTGTACAACAGCGATTCGTGGTGGTTTGAAGTTGGTGCTGGCGATTTGATGCTGTTCCCGTCAGGCCTGACGCACATGGTAGAAACCGTGCAAGGCGATGATCGAGTATCTTTGGCGTTTAATACGTTTCCGGTTGGCTACGTTGGTGATGAAAGCAGCCTGACCGCATTGCATTTGAAGGAGTAAGACAATGGCGCACTTTGCCCGCATTGACGAAAACAACGTTGTTCAACAGGTCATCGTTGTAGCCGATAAGGATACAGCCGACGCTAACGGCAACGAGATTGAAAGCATCGGCGTGGCGTTCTGCCAGAAATTGCTCGGCGGTAACTGGAAGCAAACCAGTTACAACGGCAACATCCGCAAGAACTACGCTGGTATCGGCTACACCTACCGCGCTGACATCGACGCTTTCGTAGCGCCGCAGCCGTACCCGTCGTGGGTGCTGGACGCCAATGCCCAATGGCAGGCTCCGGTGCCGATGCCGACTGACGGTAAGATGTATTCGTGGGACGAAGCCGCGCAGGCGTGGGTTGAGGTTGAGGGAGCGTTAGCCTAATGGCTACTTGGAAGGTTGAAGGGATCAGCGCATATCCTCGTCTTAACGACAAGGATAACGTCGTGTACTCCGTGCATTGGAGCATCGGTGCGTATGACTCAATCACGAATCTGGATCTGCCGTCTGACGACTTCATTCCGTTTGACCAGTTGACCGAGGAAACGGTGCTGGGTTGGGTGTGGGCAAAGACGCCGAAGGCAGAGTGCGAAGCCCGTGCAGCCAAGTACGAGGAATCGCTGAAGAACCCGCCGCCGGAGCCGGTGGCCGTTTCGCTTCCGTGGAGTAAGTAAGCATGGCCGATTCACGCGCAGCAGAAGTCCTCGAGGGCTACGATCGTCTGAAGGGCGCGCGTGGTACATGGGAGAATCATTGGCAGGAAGTCGCCGAGCGCGTATGGCCGACGATGGCCGAGATGACGGGCTGGCGTACACCGGGCGAGAAGCGATCTGAAAAGATCTTCGACTCGACTGCCCAGCGAGCTCTGCCGCGGTTTGCTGCTGCGATGGATTCGATGCTGACTCCGGCTACGCAGTTGTGGCATGGCCTGCGCACCGGCATCCCAGAGCTCGATGACGATGTGGCCGTGCAGCGATGGTGCGATGCGGTGCGGGATGTGATGTTCCGTCAACGCTATGCTCCGAGCGCGAACTTTGCCTCGCAGGCGTTTGAGTGCTACATGAGCCTCGGCGCATTCGGTACATCGGCGCTGTTCGTCGATGAGATCCCGGGCGTCACACTCCGTTATCGAGCGATCGCGCTCTCGGAGCTGGTGATTGATCTTGACCATACGGGTCGTGTCGATACGGTTTACCGCTCATTCCAGCTCTCTGCTCGCCAAGCAATGCAGATTCCGGGCTGGGCTGACAAGTTGCCGCGTGGGATCGTGGGGCAGGCCAAGAGCGCGCCGAACACGATGTTCGAGTTCGTGCATTGCGTTCGCCCGAACTACGATTACAAGGAAGGCATGGCCGGCCCTGACGGGATGCGATATGTATCTCGATATGTATCGCGCGAAGGGCAAGTGCTGCTCGAGGAAGGCGGTTATCGGGTGATGCCGTATGCGGTTGGCCGGTACGTCACCGGGCCGCGTGAGATTTATGGACGGTCTCCGGCGATGGAGGCTCTTGCCGATATCAAGTCGCTGCAAGAAATGGAAAAGACCATGCTTCGGATGGCGCACCGCATGGTCGACCCGCCGCTCATTCTGACCGAGGAGGGAGCGTTAAACGCCTTCTCCGTGCGTCCTAATGCGTTGAACTACGGATACCTCCGAGACGACGGTACGCCGCTTGTGCAGCCGTTGTTGACCGGCGGCAATCTGCCGATCGGAATCGAGATGTCGGATCAGAAGCGCCGCGCTGTGAACGACTCGTTCTTGGTGACGCTGTTCCAGATCCTCGTGGAATCGCCTCGCACGATGACGGCGACCGAAGTGCTCCAGCGCGCACAGGAAAAGGGTGCTCTGCTTGGGCCGACGATGGGTCGCCAGCAGTCGGAGTTCTTGGGGCCGATCATTGATCGCGAGCTCGATCTTCTGTCTGCCAGCTTCTCGCTGCCGGAGCCGCCTCCTGCGTTGATGGATTATCTTGCCTCTGGCGGCGAGATCTTCCCGAAGTATCAGGGGCCGCTTGCTCGGTTGATGAAAACCGAAGAAGCCGCGGGAATTCTGCGCACGATCGAGGCCATGCTGCCGGTCGCGCAAGTCTCTGGCGATATGTCGGTGCTCCGTCGCATCAATGCTGACGAGGCGATCAAGCTCATTGCCGAGGCCAACGGTGTGCCTGCCAAGGCGCTGCGCACCGATGAGGAGCTCGAGAATATGGATGCTGCTGAAGCTCAAGCCGAGCAGACGCAGGCTTTGCTGGCCGCTGCTCCGATCGCCGGGCAGGCCGCTGAACGATTTGCAAAGGCCGAACAGATCGCGGCATCGGCCCCGCGTAGAGCAGTCCCGGGAGTTTGACGATGGATGCGCAGATGCTTTTCAACGTATTGGTCGGCGTGTCCGGTTTCTTGGGTGGCTGGATTCTCAATAACATCAGCCGCTCGATTAACCAGCTCGATCGGGATGTGCGCAATATGCCGCACGTTTACGTTACCAAGGCTGACTACCGGGACGACATCCATCACATTCGCCGAACGCTGGATGACATCTTCAATCTGATTAACCAGCTCAACACGACCAAAGCGGATAAGTGACATGGAGCTGTTCGAGATCTTCACCCGCGCTTGGCCGGTGATTCTCGCGCTCATTACGCTGATCATCGTTCTGTCAAAGCTGGATCTCCGAGTCGCTGTGCTCGAGGATAAGATCAAGACCCTATTCGATCTGATCAACAAGCAAAAGTGAGGCTGCCGCCATGATGACTATGCTTTCCACGTTTCTGTCATTTCTCGCTGGCGGCCTCCCGAAGATCCTCGAGTTCTTCCAAGATCGGCAGGACAAGTCGCACGAACTCGCCATCCTGCGTATGCAGAAGGAGCGGGAGCTGGAGCTTGCTGCCCGTGGATTTCAAGCGCAGGAGCGTATCGAGGAGATCAAGACCGAACAGGTTTTGGCCGAGACCTATGCCCAAGAACGGGTCGCGCTGTACAAGCACGACGAGGCAATCGGCAAGGGTGCCAGCCAATGGATCATCAATCTTCGGGCCTCGGTCAGACCTGTCGTAACTTATATCTTTGTGCTGGAACTTGTTGTTTTGAATGCAACTGGTGTATGGTACGCCTATAGCACCGGCATCCCTTTTGCCGTGGCTATGGATAACGTCTTTGGCGAAGATGAAATGTTGATTCTGTCCAGCATCATTGCTTTTTGGTTCGGGACACAGGCATTTAGCAAA